CATCTTTTATTACTTCAGGTTGCTCAATGATAATTCGATTTCTACAATCACCTGTATTCAGTGGTTTCTTGTACTGAAAAGGACGCATATTAATCACCGTCCAATTTAATTTCTTCTAATGCTTTATCGATACCTAAACTATTAATTTGACTTAAAAAATTCTTGTCAAAATACTCTAATGCATCGTTATAAACATAACGAGAGCGTTCAAAGACTAATTCTTTGAACTCCTCGTCTTTATTTAAATCATAATTCCCACAAGCCCTAAGTAATGCCTTGTTAGACGTAGAAAGGATGCGCTTTAGGTTATCATCTTCCTCATCACCCAAGTGCATCCTATCTTTAAATTCCTGTAATATTTCATTTGAAATTACTGTATCCATTCACATCATCCTTGTGTTGGTGGAGTTACTTCTTCAAGCTTTAATGTGTAAACTTGTGAAGTGTATTTATCCTTCGGTTTACCTGTAGCATATTGTTTAGCAATATAAACAGTTGCATCTTCTAAAGCTAATGTTTCTTCATACTTTTTGATTGGCTCTGTTCCACCCATCGCTGCAATGTATTCCCCTTTAACAAAGAAAACNACTTGTCCTTGAGGTACAAATACAGATTCTGTTGGGATTGGATTAAAAGGNAAGCTCGTTACATATACACCTGCCGCATTTTGAATCGTAGCATTTGCTTGAATATCAAAAGTATCNAATGGATTTGTTACCATAACTACTTTACCAGCAATATTTTTTGGNCGATCTGCATCTGTTTTACCATCAGGNTTTAATTTTTTAGCCAATAATTTGACCACGCCTTTTAATTCATTAATTGTTTTGCGACCAGGCTCAAAAGTTAAAGTTCCAGCAACTTTTTTATCTGGATATACTCCATTCGTGACACTTCCGCTAGGGTCTTTTAATAATCCAATAGGTTCATTTTTACCCGTACCAGCTACAAAACCACGTTCTAAACCCACTGACATCGCTTCTGTAATCATAGTACGAACATATCGTTCCACCCATACTGGACCTAGCTTCAACATATCATTTGCTAATGGAATAAATGCCGTTAATTTCAGTTGAGTAATAGATTCTTTTCGGAATGTAGCATTTAATTGCCCTTTAATATCACCAAATAAAGGTCCCCATACAGCTGCCCCCTCTGGATCTCCATAAATAAATTCTGTCACGGCTCCTAAATTCTCTAAGCCGATATGCTCTAGCAACGGATGACCTTGAACTAAATCATCAAAAATTCTCTCTTGTGTTGTTTTAGGTAAAGTCTCAGTAGATTTAAACCCACCCTCTTCAACAACGGCATTAAAGAACTTCATTTCTTCACTTGTTAGTACATTAGCACCACGAGATTGCATAATAGAACGATCTATCATTGATTCATTCACTTGATTTAAAATATCTGAACGAACATCTGTAGCAAGTGCTTCAATCATGGAATTTAACGCTGCTGATTGTTCTTCCGCTGTACCTTCTTGTGTTGCTTTCGCGAAAGCTAGTTTCTTCTCTTCAAAATTATTAAACTTAATAACCATATTTTATTTTCCTCCTAAAGTTAAAAAGAGCGTACTCAAATTCTGTTTTGTATGAACAGGCTTTTGAATAGGCTCTTTTGGATTTGTATTCGTTTGTAAATCATTCAGAATTTCATTTTTCAAACCTGATAATGCTGCATTTAAATCTTCTTTTGTAATCCCTTGGCTTTTGTTCATTGTTCCATTTCTAAAACCATCGATTACCTTTTGTGGAAGCATGGCAGCAGTAGAAGCTGACGCTGTCATTTTAACCTGATTATCCATAAACATGATTTCATCCACAAAATTATGTTCTAATGCTTGTTGTGGACCCATCCAAGTTTCTTCAGCCATCATATGAAGTAGTTCCTCTTCTGATTTACCACTTTTAATGACATAGGCGTTTACAATGGCTCGATCAGTTGTTTTCAACATTTCAGCAGCTTTTTCCATGTCACGATGATCTCCACCATTCCACATAGAAGCATTGTGAATCATAATTTGTGCTGTAGGTGAAATTCGCACTTTATTACCAGCCATCGCAATTACAGAAGCCGCACTTGCTGCTAATCCAACAATTTGAATTTCCACATGACCAGGATAATTTTTCAACGCTGTGTAAATCTCTGAACCTTCATGTACATAACCACCAGGACTATTAATCGATACAACTAAGTCATCTCCATTTGCATCATCAAGCGCTTTTGAAATCTTACCCGGGCTTGCAGCATCCATTTCAAACCAATCATAAATCCAAGCTTCATCATTAGAAATAATTGGACCTTTCACGTCAATTTTCACCGTCATTTTCTTTCTCACCTCCTTCAGATTCATCTAATTTTGTATAGTTTTTCGTAATATGATGGATATTTAAGTTCGGATCATCAGAATCCTCATAATCTACTTCTGAACGAATTTCATTTCCTGTAAATGCACTTGAAGAAATGAGTTTATCAATACTTGTCGCAAGATCAAATATACTTTGATAGGAAACAGCCTTAACCTCAATCTTTCGTCCTAAAAGATATTCACTCATTTCAAAGAATTTAACGTTCGCTTCATCGGATAGCTTTTTTAATAATGGTCGTACTGTGAAAAGCATATAATTTTTCGTTTGCTTCTCTACATCAGCCATTTCGCCATATATCAACGCTGTTGGAATACCGATTGCCATAGCTACTTGATTTAAGAAACCATTTGTTACTTTATTGATTTCTTCCACACTTGGACCATTCGCAACACCGTTGTATATTTCGTTATATTTAAAACCCTTTTGTTGTGGAACAATAGCAATATCCTTATTACCAAACGCTTGATACATATCATCAATAAACTTTTGTAATTTCGTTATGTTCTCTTCCGTTTTTGCACCTGTCATTTCCATATCAACTGTTCCACGAACTTGATTTTTTCGTTTTTGAGAACTCAGTATTCTACTGAACAAATCTCCGTAATCTGTAAATAAACCATCAATAAGCGGAGTTAATTTGTCATTTCGATACTTTAAGTGAATTACTTCACTTTGCCTAAAACTTCTCTTAAACGTATAATCTTTTACTATTACATTAGTAAAAGTATCCTCAAACACGGCGTATTCATTATGTTGAAATCCATCTGCAATAAGTAAATCCCCATCATCTGCTTGTATAACTAAACACTCATTATCATAAATAAGTTTGCGAACAAATCTTTCCCAAAAGGTACTTGCCGTCATATTTTTATTCGGTCTAACGTTTAATCGATAATAAAGTTCATTCTTCTCAAATGCTTTACCATGTCTGACTCTGAATTCAGATTGACTTATTGTTCTTCCTAAAAATGATACACATGTATCAATTGCCAATCGTTTCATATGAAGTCTATTTGCCGTATCAGTAATTATGTCCAGATCCAACATAAATTCTAGTTCTTTATTTCTTTTAAATACTGAACCTAACCATCCAATGGCTATCACCCCCCTTAAAATTTAATACTATCGAGCATAAACTCAACTTCTTCTTCAAGAATGTTATCCGCTTGCCATAATGCATGGATAAAGGCTTGGAATCCATCTGTTTTTCTCTTAAATTCATCTTTCTTCAAATATTCTTTGTTGCCGTCTTTTTTGATGTGGACGTAGACGTTATTGGTATACCAACGCATTAATGGATTATCCCCAAAAATAATACGATTGTTTGCAAATAACGTTTCGACCCTTGGAGCTAATAAAGAATGAATAGCTTTGGGATTACGAATGTATAACAATGTGAATCCTTCTGCTTCAAGTGCCGTTTTAACAAGATCAAGACGGAAAGTATCGGCTACAATCGTATTAACACCGTATAACTCACGCATTTTTACAAACCAATCTACAATGTAAGAGATATTAATTACAGGTTCGTCCACAATAGTTAACAACCCATTTTCAGCCCATTCATAAATAGGTGCTTTTAATTTCACCTTATCTAAGAATCCTTTGCGGACAAACGAATGACTTTTCCAAATATAATCTTCACCATATTTAAACAGTAATCCGACCGCTGCAAAATCTTTAATACTAGCAAAATCGAGTCCACCCACAGCAACTTTATGTTTTAAATCAGGAATCTTTCTGAGAGTTTCTCCATCTTCTTCAAAACCAGTACGCATTATTTCTTCCCAAGTAGCAACAGACTTTGTTAAATCTACTTCTGGTAAATTCATTCTTTTAGTCATGAAGTTTTCTCTGTTAGATGGATCATTCTCAAGGTTTTTATACTGACGCATAACCTTTTTGAACAACCCTCTAGCATATTGACTCATAGGCTTACTAAACATTGGATTTGCTTTTTCCCATACATCTGGATTGTCTACTTCTTCAGCGTTATCAAGCTTGCAAATAAAAGGGAACAACCTATCTTCTTTTTCTTTTCCTTTTAAGATGTTCATTGCTCGCTCTTTCATTTTGTCAAGGTAACCTTCACGGACAAACCCATCTGTGGTAATAAAAAATTCCCTAGAGTTAGGAACTTTACCTAAACCGCTAGAGAATACTTCTACAACATCGCTATTTTCATATCTGTGTATCTCATCATAAATGACACATCCATCTCTTAATGAGTCTTTACTTCCTGCATTTGATGTGTGAAATTCAAAAGTCGAACGAGTCGCTTTATTCGTTATTAATTGTTTAGTCGATACAAATAGCTCGTCTAATATTTCATGCTTTTTATTCTTTTCATAAACATCTATAAAAGAAGTTTTAGCCTGCCTTTCTGTATTAGCGACTACTGATACATTATAATGCTCAATGCCGTGTAATTCGCTAATAAAGAAGTGTGTCAAAGCACTAATCAATCCGTTTTTACCAGCACCCCTTGCCATCATCCAAAAATGCTGATCAAAATAAACATCCTCATATTCATCAAACAAAAACACAAATGCTATTAAAAATTTTTGAAAAGAATTTAATTTAAAATGCCACTTTTCCATGAAAGTTACACATTTATGAATTAAATCCACATCAAAATGCAAATCATTACGGGTTAATATATCTTGCTTTAAGTAATTAATAAGCATGATGCGTTCCTTATTTAATACTACTGTTCCCGTTTCATATAATTCTATATATTCACTTACATACTTATGTGAAATCATATTAAATCACTTGCCGAATACTTCTTAATTTCTTTTTTATTACTTCCTTCTGGCAATAAATCTGTTAGTTGTTTAATGACTCTTTGATATGAT